TTAATTCTTTTGCGGGATGCTCCGCACATAATCTTGTAAATACCTTAGTTTTGCCTGATCGTTGATGATACCGGTTCTGATATCGAAAATGTTGCGTCCAGCAGCTTGAGAGAGTTCGACGGTGGTACCATCGCCCACGCCGCCGGTGGTTGAGTCTCCGCTTTTTGTGAGCTGACAGGTTGCAAGATTGGCGGTTGCAATGCGCACCCGGCGAGTACCGGCAATGACATCATCACGCATACGATTGTTTTCGGCTTGAGCATTAGCCAGATCCTCCGAGTGTTGTTTATCCAGTTCAGACAGCCGCTGTTGAAAGGCTTTCATGGTGCTGATATGGGTTTCGGTATCCGCTAGCGCTTTGTCGCTAACGGCTTTCAGCGCTTCACCCTGCCTGAGTTTCAAATCTGCTACATCAGTATCCCAGCGCATGTCCTGAACCCACCACGCAGCGCCCGCTCCAACAGATAAAGATATTAATGCTGCAATGAGTGTCTTATTCATCCAGCCCCCAGCAGGTTAATTCGCTTTCTTGGTCCCGCCGTTCTATCTGCCCGTAGCAGTTATTAGAACGAATGCGGCAATCTTTGCCGCCGTCCCTGATCCAGCGCTTAATTTCAGCACACGCACCCATGCGATCACCAGAATTGAGTTTGTAATAAAACGTGGATGGGAGGCATTTAGCGGGGCCGATGTTGTACGGGCAGAATGACGCAATACCGGCTTTCTGCGGCTCAGTGAGTGGAACATGGACGTTACGTTCTACCCATGCAATAGCGGCGGCAGCCTCTTTCTGATTGAGTTTGTCGCACTGAGCGGTGGTAAGAGTCATACCCATCCGAACGGGCATACCGTCAATGAAAGTAATCCCACGGCAGATAGTGGGTTTACCCACGCCATCGCGGTAAGCCGAAAGACGGTTACCCTCTTTTTCATCCAGAAAACCGCCAAGAATTACCGTACCGCTGGCCCCCGCAATTATCAGAGCCAGCACGGTTTTACTCAGTTTGCTTTTATTCAACGGCATGCGCAGCCGCCTTTTTAGTTGCTTCAACTACCACACCGACAGCCGCTGAACGATCTTTAATTGGCTTCTTATCCGCGTTACTGAGAAAAGTTTCGATAATATTGGTACGCCGTGTTTCCTCGTGTAAACGAGCTTTCTCTTCCTGCCGCTTGGCGTAATAGGTTTTAATGGTGAAGAACGCAGAAATGACAGCCCCGAGAATAAAAACATAATCTTGCAGCGATAATAGAGAGAAAACACCGAGTAAGGCAGACCACCAATATGTCAGAGAATTAGAGGTATCCATTTTCATAAGCACCCCCAGACGGGGCCAGTTGCTAAAGGTGCTTACATTTTAATTAGAGGGGCTGGTCGGAATCCTGACCATTTTTATATCGGCACTTCGGTAATTGTCATCGCTGGGTCTATAGGCTCTGGCATCCCCGGGGTGAATTGACTCATCAGGTCGTAGTAATCTTTCCACTTCGGGTCATCAGCTTTCACATCCCCGAGATTTTTGAATTGTTCCGGAAATGGTGGCATAGAGCCGAACCAGCTAATAATTTTAGTTTTCTCTGAATCCGAAAATTGCACGATAATTGTCATATTGTGTACCCTCCGCAAGTAATTGAGTAAGTTCCTGCGACTGTATTTGCCATCTTGAAGTAGAGCGTTTGAGCACCCGTAATATCGAGTTCTCCATATCCGCCTGTGTTGGATACTGTAGACACTCCTCCACCTGTCACAGTTGATACGTTGGCGAAGATTGAACCTACACCCTGTGGTGTCGATGCAAGGTTGAATTGTATCGCTGAATTCGGTGTTATCTGTGAAGCAGAGATTTGTACATTAGCTTTTTTACCATTTGGTGGAACTAAGGTAACTAAACTAGCGGCGGCGTAACTCAGTTCATATCCCGTAGTGTTATAAAACTGAGTGCTGATGATGCTTATATGTCTGCCAGATTGATAGCCGACTACAAACTTGCTAGCCGCGATCCCCCAGACGCTAACTAGCGCTGATGCCTCATATCCCGCTGGCATATTTACACCACCGTATGCTTCTGGGGCCATTACCGAGGATGCATTAACAGCAAGCAACGCTGACACACTAGACGTTGGGTTGTAGATCGCATAGATAGCAACATACCCCGCCGTGGGTACGTTTCCGGTATCCATGCCGCCTACGCCAGAATTAGAAAGGTTAATCGATTTATTAAACCCCGTAAGCTTGTACTGCCGCCCTCCGATTGCTGTCTGAACAATCAATTCATCAGCAGTGTAAGTCGCAGTTGACGATACCGCAGGAATGCTCATTTTTGCGTTGCGGACGCTACCAATAACCCCCGGGGCATTTGTAACACTCGCAATATCCTTAATATCAACGCTAAAAGCGTCGTCAGGTGTACCTAGGGTGTTAACTCTTAATTTTGACACGAGAAATCCTCCGCTACTATGCGATAGTCCAAAACGAATTTACGCCCACCGTCACTACGGCATTATCTGCAATAGTGACAGTTGGCCCGTATGACCATGCATTTCTGTTATCTGGAATGGTTAAGCTGTTAGGTATGATTTGTTCATGAAAGGAAACAATCGAAAAAGCGCTGGCGGGAACGGTGGCCCCACCTGTAATTTGCGCTTGAAGACTGGCTACATCAGCTACCCTTGCAGCCTCTTCGGCGGCATCACCGGCAATACGCGCATTTGCTTCGACTGCAACGGCGGCCGAAACTACGTTGCTAACATATTTCTTAGTGGTACCATCTTGATCGTTTATTGGATCAGCGATATTAGTAATCCGGTAGCCACGCCCCGCATAATAATCGTATGCAATACCTGGCCTACTCAGCGCAAGGCTGTTATCTACCGCCTGCCCTTGCAATACCATCCAGATACGATCGAAATCTTTGTTAACCGTCGCGGCTAATAAGTCCCCATTATCTTGGTATTCCGTTACACGCACCAAAGGCATCACGCGGGCCAGCATAACTGTTACACCCGACGCTGGAGGGGTAAGAAAAGTGACTGCACCGCCATTGACAATGCCAACCCCGGATACGGTAAAACCACTATTTAGTACCGTGCCGTTGATAGATACCGCTAAATCCGTTGCGCTGAATACCATAAAATTAAAGGGAAATACGGTAGTCACGCCGTTGGCGGTGTATACCGTATAAGGGATCTGGTTAGGAACGGCCATTACACCACCTCGTTAGTAATCGACAGCGACCTCGTGATCGCCTCCGTATGGTTGCCAATGGTCACGCGTTTGCTCATTCGGTTTCCCGACTAATTTACCGATACGCACCGGTGTCTGGCCGATAGCACCAGAACCGGAATCAATATAGTCGTCGTCCTGATTTGTTAATTTCGGATTGAAGTCTCGCATTTGGTCGTAGACAGGGCCGTCGAGCACGTCAACATGCGCCCACAAGAACCGAGAAGATAGGGGGGGCTCAAGCGCATCAAGGATGCGTTTTTGTTTATTAACAACGGAAAACTCTTCTGCTACGCCACAGCCGGTACCTTTCAGTGCCTGACGCAGTAATTTAGGTGCAAAACCACCGGGGCCGTTGACCTCTACTACCACTCGGGGGATTTGATACTTAATAACAAAATCACGGATTTGCACTACCTGCCCGCCGACTATCTTGTCACTGTCGTCAAAGTCGGCCAGTTCGCCAGTTAATCCGGCGCAGACGTGCCAGTACAAATGCCCCCTGGCATCGGTTAACATCAGTGTGAAGGCGCTGGCATCTGATTTAACCTTGCCTAGCGCCACATCCCAATAAGCCACCGCGCTCACGATTTGGATGCTACCGAGCCACATCGTGCAACCGCCGTTAGCGTAACGAATAACGGGATGCACGTTATAGGCCCGTATACGGTCTGGATTAAGACGGATATCACCTACCGGCTTACTGTGTAGCTGATACTGACTATCCCAGGCATTTATGGTGCGGGTTTTCTTGCGCCGCTTTTTCATCTCTTCGCGGGTAAATCGATCTTCCCATTCACAATCCGCGTAGCAGTCGATCAGCATATTGGGCGCTTCGGCGAACTCAATACCGGTATCCGTTAGCCGGTAGTCTTTCCCCTCAACAAGCAGCCGAGCACCTTTATAAATACCGGTAAAAACGTACTCAGGGCGAAACGGTACCTGATAATGTTTCTCAGTCGCGGCCTTTTCTTCTATGCGGTGTTCTTGGTTAAATAGCTTAATGGTCAGGCAATCAGCGCCCGTCTCTTCCATTTCATCATATAGGCTGTCATGGGTGTGCGGGGTGCCGATGTACAACGTGCGTCCACCCGGTACCAGAATGTGAGTTTGTTCTTCCAGTCTGAACCGCAATTTTTCCCGCGCCTCAGGGGTGGTGATATTCTTCGGCACCTCGACATCATCGTTTTGGCATTCGTCCGCGCGGGCAGATGTGACGTTAGAAAGAATGCCCTTGGCGTACATGCTGGCGTTACGTGAGTCGGTCGAGCCGTTCACCCACCACTGTTCCACCGTGCCTTGTCCGTCGGGCAGCATGCCTTTCGTGAGGGGGTGGTTACGCAGGACGTTTAAGGTATCGCGAGAGGTTTTATAAGCGGTGCCGTCAGATTCAGACTGGTGCAAAATGCGATAGGTATTATCGCGGTAATAGCGCCAGGCATTATAAACCGCAAGTATGGTCGATTTACCGAAACCACGGAAACACCGCAGGACAGCAATGTCACCGCGATGCTCCAGCCATTCTATTGCGCGGTAGTGGCAATCTGGTACATCCCACCCCTGACGTTTAGACCAGATGATAAAGAACGCAAGGAAGGAAATCATTTCCTGCCTTTCTGTATCCGGTCGAGCACCGCCATAGCTTCACGTTCAGCAGCGGCCACTTGCTTACCCAGCTCGAAATCGCGCTCATCAGGTGCGCCACCCTCACTCGGCTTGCCGCCCCGAGTCTGCATACCGATAAGAGAGTGGACTTTAATTAACAGCGTCAAAGAGCCAGCGGCGTTTTTCTTCGACCAGTACCGATCGCCGCGCTCTTGCTGTGTCTGCTCTTTTAGCGGCTTACCCTCGCCCGGCCAGTTATCAGGATCAGCTTCATCAAGCACAATATCGGTCAACTTATCGCTAAGGTTGGCTAATCGCGTCTTATAATCTTCGTGCATAAAAAAGCCCCATCAGTATTGATGAGGCTATGATCTATCGCTATGGCGTTCGGTTTCCTGACTATCGTATTGATTACGCTTTTTGGTACTTAGAACACGAATCCTTATCCGCGGTAACTATAAATAGGAGTTCACCATCGGGCGTGAAATACTTGAAACGGTAAAAATAGCCTGACGCAAAAACCTCCTTCTTACCGCTAATGTTACAAAAACTAGGTAATATATCCGCTTCTAAAGATTCAACTACCTGAGCTTTTTTAGTGTTATCTTTTAGTGCGCTAGCTTCTTCTCCACCGATAGTGAGCGTGTAGTTTTGATATATTATTTTCCCCTCTCTGATGACTGAGGTAAGCGCTATCCTCCCTTTTAGAATATCTTGCGGAAGGTTAGTATTAGCTTTTGCTATTTCTTCATCTAAAGAAGCATTTAACGAAGTCTCCCTGTCTTTCAACTCCTGCTGGGCAAAATACCCCCCAACGTAGCCACTGATCTTTACCACTCCAAAAACTACTATCGCTACTACGATCCATTTTAGTGTTTTATTTCCCATCACTCCCCCAAGGCTGCACCTAAATCTGGTGCACGACCTGGTGCCGTTTCCCCAGGTGCCCACCAGAACTGTTGGTCGTATTCTTTTTGCGCTCGTTGACGCATGCGGCTTAAATACCCAGGTGAAAACTGTTCCTGAATATCGTGGAAAATCATATGGTCTAACGCCGCTTTTGCATACCATAAATTAGCCCCCGGCGTATGACCTTTGATAAAGCGCACCACATTGGCCGCTGTGTGCGGGTCTTTACCGTCAATCGCCTTAAATGCCGCGCCCTGCGTCATTTTCACCACAGATTCGATATCGCCAGCAAGTGGCCCACCAATGGAAGCAATAAAGCTATTGCCGCCTTGTGTCTGGTTAGTCAGCAAGAAGTCACCATATAACCCCAAAGCGCCCCCTTTCAGAAACGCACCGCCCCAAAACTCCGGTTTGCTCATGTCGCGCGGATCTCTGCCGCTGGCTATTTCATTAAGCTGGATAGCCATGCCGCCCAATAAAGTTGACGCCGCAATGATCGCTGCCGCGTAAGTACCTTTCCCTGCACCGTCTTGAGCTAATGCACGGTGAGCATGGCGCATCACCATCGCTATTGGAAAACTTTTAAATTGAGTTGCCGACCGCCATAACTCCCCAGGCCATGTACCGCGAATGGTTCCTCGATACAAAGCCACTCGCTCACGCGCCCCCTGTTCTACTACAGCCATTTGTGCTTCGTCCTGCACCACCCCGAGTAATTTAGTGGCCGCTGTATCCCGCAACTTTGCCGGAGTGGTAGCAAACTGTTTCGCCAACTGTGTAAGATCACTATCACTTAACGCCAATATTTCATTGTGAGTAAGCACAGTATCGCCCATGCCGCTAAGGTCGCTCACATCGGCCTTACGCCACACCGCCCAATCCGCCTCTGTGACGCCCATCCCCCGCAAGCGAGTACGGTCTTTAGCATTCAGTTGTTCGAGGCTGGCGTGTTTGCGCGTCATACCGCCGATAGTATCCAGCATCACCATGCCGAACGCCTGATTACCGGCGGCGGTCATGGCGTTCAGCCCTGAGGCACGCAGCACAAAGCCAGCGATCTTCTGCGCACTACTGGATAGCGCACCCGAAGTGTCACCTGCTGATCCAAGGGTTTCAGCGCCAAAGCGTTGTAGCCCATTAAGATAATAGTTAATGCCTAAGCCCGCGCGGCGAGCGGCTTCTCGTGAAGCTGAATCCGCAGGATTAAGCAATTTCATTTCTTGGGCAAATACCTGCATCACAGGTAGGTTATTGACCTTAGCGGTCACCATTAAGTTACCCTGATCGGTGATCGCGGTAATGGCAGCGGAACCGAGTTTAGACGCCACATTGATGCTGCGATAAGTGTCGAATGCCTCTTTAAGCCACGGCGTTTCAGGAATATCGTTTTGTCCGGCCACATCTTTGTATAGCCGCTCAACCCGTAGCATTTCACTTTCTATCTTTTTGGCTTTCGCGGGGTCCGCATTAATCATAGATTGCTGTGCCATATCCATTTGGGTACGGAATTGCAGATCACTATTGGGCCCCAGCGTTTCGGTTAAGGCGATATCCCGCGCCAATCGGTCAATATGTCCGGTAAGCAGTGCTAACAGGTCTTTGTCACCATATTTCTGCTGGGCGAGAATGAAGCTATCAGCATCTTTATAGTGAATAGAACGCGACTCACTGCCGTGATTGGCCCGTAAGCTACCGCCAGCGAAACGCCCCGGTTCGACTTTATTAATCCCGCCAGTAGCGATGGTTTGGGCGGCATGGGTGAAGAATTCCCGTAACTGAGCGTCTGACATTCTGCTGCCATCTTCATTGACGTACGAACGGCGGTCCGCCCATTTAACATGGTCGTCGATCCATGCCTCTCTGTTCTTGGCAACCTTAAGCTGTGAATGGCTGCGAGGCATGGCCCAAGACTCAAGACGGCCAATCGCCCCGCCTGAGTTGTTAAAGCGCTGGCGCAGCGTTTCGGCAACCTCTTTAAACTCTTTGGCGGATTGTTTGGCGGCCGCTATGCCGGATGGCTCGCCGTGTAACTCTTTGATGACCGCTTTGCTGCTTTCGGGGTCGGATAGCAGACTGAGGAATTTGCCTTTGGTGGTATCAATTAGCGTCAACATTTGGGAGTAGGCGATATCCCGAATGGCTTTAGCCTGAGATTCAACTGACAGCACTCCGCTTTTTTGGTCTGAATCAAAAGCAATCAGCCTGCCAAGCGCATTCACTGGAGTATCAGTTGAACTATCCACATAATTTTTTACCCGGTCATGGGCCAAGATGGTGAGCGCCGTTCGCCATTTTTTCAACTTGGCTTCGCGGGTTATCTCGTCTGCCGCTGACTTTGCCGCTTCGCGCAGGCGATCGGCTTTAGACATTGCCATCCAGCCGGGGGTATCTTGTGCCAGCCGTTTGTGGTGTTGATTGATTCTATTCTCAATGCCCTTAACTTCCGCCTGAGTAATAGACCGACCGATCGCGTTGACCACTGCTTGAATACATTCTGCTCTCATTGGTTGCCGTGCCTCAGTTCACATTCAATAGCGGCCATAAAGCCTTGAGCCTCATTATTTGCATGGCTGATTGCCTGCTCATCTTCGAGTAACATCTCTTTTGCTGAACGCTGCTGGGTATTACCGCTTTCGTCTTCAACCCGAACCGCAATATCACCCAGCTTTGCCAATACCTGGTCAGCGTTATTGATATCGCGCAGGATAGGATCAGCCTCTGGTGTCGCCGTATCCGCTGCGGTTTTTTCAGGTTGGAAAATGGTTTCGCTTTCAACTACAGGGCGGGGGGCTATTTCTGCGGGCTGCTCGGCAAAGTTGCTACCGTCGCGGGCAATAAAATGCGCGTCGAATACGCCGTCGATATTCGCCACATCGACGGATTCGCCTCGGTTGATTTGATCGGTAGCCGTTTCCAACGCCCGCTGGTGCGCAATATTTGAAGGTATATCAGTGGGTATTCCCGGTGCCGTGTCTTCCCTGAAATGTTGGGCGTTGCGGGCGGTTAACGCGGCGTCAATCGAATCCGGCGTTGCAGCGGCCCCCATATGGGCCAAACCACCAAAGGCCGCACCTAGCACCCCGTCGGCCAGTATTGCGGTTGCATCCCATACTTTGTACTGCTGTGCCATATCCTTATAGCCGCGCTGTTCGAGCCATTCCGCTGTAGTGCCTCTTTGCACCGCACCGATAGCGATGTTACTGGCTGCGCCCGATGCCACACGAGAAAGTAATGTTTTGGCAAAAGGCGCTGCTGGCACCAAGGTACCGACGCCTAATGACACCCCATCGAGCACCCCTTTACCGGCTGCGGTCAGCGGGTCTAGCTTTTTACGCAGCCCTTCATCGTTCGAGAAAATCGCCTCGGTGCCGCCTGCCAGAACCGCACCACCTAGCGGCCCAGCGGCAACGGTTCCGCCAATCGCGCGTGACATAACATCGCCCAAGCCGTTGAGTATCTGCCCCGCAGTGGTGGTAACTGTAGCTTCGGGGGCCTGTATTTCAGCGGTTTTACGAAAGCCCTCAGCCCAAGAGCCATCAAAAAAGGCATTGGTATTAGTACCGGTGGTTTTATCTATCGCCTGCACTACCGGAGATAGTAAAGTTGAAACCCCTTGCGAGGCGGCAAAGGCAACTTTATTTAACCCTCGGTCGATACCGCGAATAGGTTCGACGATAGTATCTTCGAGAGAAATAAAGCCGGGGTCTATCTGCTTTTCTGACTTCGAATTAAAGCGCAGGGTATCGTCGATAAACTGTTTATTTTCGTCTTCATAAAATGAGAAAATATTCATTTATATTACTCCGCGCCTAAAATGGTATTTTCTTTATCGGCTTTCGAGTAACCGTAAATACTGTAGTCTTTAATTTTGGTATTAATCACCGCCGCTTCCGCATTATTAATACCGTCAATTGTGGACTTGGATAAGTTAATCGTTAACGGCCTTCCCTTTGCATCGACAAGGGCGTCTCTACCCTGCGCGACAAAATAGTCGCCATCAGATCCTGCGGGGAGAAGGTTAAATAGACTGGCCTGATTAGCCCGCGACACATCCATACCCTGACGCTCAAGAGCCTTGTAAAGTACCGCCGGATAACGGTATTTAAAATCACTCACGCTGACACCTACCGGGACAAAGACTTGAGCACCGCCCAACGAAGTACTTTCACCCACGGTACTTTTAATAGCATCTTTAACTTGAGAACCGCTAATATCCGTCGAATATTCCCCTTTCTGGCTGGCGTTTCCGACATGGTAGGCAAAGGCGATATTTATGGCCCCCTGCCTTGCTTCCGGCCTGCCCGCAAATGCATTACCGGTGACGTTATCAAATTCGGTAATAAAGTCTTTTTTGGCTGCATTCCAGTTTGCCATGTCACCTTTATCAGTTTTAAGTTGCTCGTAGCCTTGCAATACTTTGTTCGTAGACTTTTGATCCGATAAAGAACCCGCTAATGCCGCTGTAGGAGCCTCAGGATATATTTGCTGCATGACCGCTTTATAATCACGGTCGTCGGGAATAGATTTTCTTAGCTGTGCCAACACCCCCGCTTGCTCGCCTGTCGGTTTATCTTTCAGCGCACCGGTTAACGCCGCCACTTCCTGCGGCAATAGTATTTTATGGGGAACTTTAAAGCCGGTGTTTTGGCTTAACGCGTCCAACGTTGCCGAACGGTTAGCGATCTGCTCAGCAAAACGGTCAGTAATGTCTTTCCCCTCCATAGCACTGCCTACCGCACTGAGTGTCGGACTGACCGCCATCATATCCAACGGCTGGACGGCTTCCCCTGTTCGGTTTTGATTAAAGGTTAACGGGTTATCCATTAACTGCTTATTGCTTTTCTGTACCGCCGTATTCAACAATTGCAGGTTACGCCACTGCTTCATGTCACCACCGCTGGCGGTTAAGTCCGCCGATAAAGCATTAATGTAATTTTGGGCGGCCAGTGGCCCTTGAGATATCACTTCCCTGATTTTCACTTGATTGGCTAACAGATCTTTGACATCCGCCTCTACCGCAGTCCCCTTGGTGGCGCTGACAAGGTTAACCTGCTGCTCCGCTGTAGTAGGCAAGTCCATGGAAACCTGCCGCTCAAACTCACTAAATGCTCTACCTGCCTTGGCTTCCCGACGCGCGGTGGCAACTTGGGCGCGGTTCTCTAACGTTACCTGATAGCTCATCGACTGATTAAGCAGTGCGTTGCGCCTTTCAGGGTCGAGTTTATCGAGGTAAAAACCCTTTTCCGAGGTCAGATCATTATTTAAAGCTGATAACGCTCCGCCATTATTTCGCGCGGTCATTAGCCGTTGTTGCGCCTCGTTAAACCAGTTCTTATCCTGAAAGTTTTGTTTTACCCTACCCCACTCCGCGCCGTAGGCAACCCGCCCTTGTTCGTCCAGTGAAGCTACCTGAGCATTAATTTTAGCAACATCAGCACCGGGGTAGTTGGTCAGCTTCCCCCAGTTATCGAGCATATTGTCAACCGAATTTTTCATTTCCACTCGACGGGCTGAATTGGCATAACCGGCGACAGTCGATACCCCGCTGTTATCTAAACGGGTTAGTCCTTTACCAAACGTCTCTAAGCCAACTTCATCAAGTCCGTCAACCTTGGGTTTTTCCAGCTTGGCGATAGCTTCGGTATAGGTTTTTCCCGCCATATCTGAACGTAACGTGCCATCCTGCAACTGCTGCCGGATAGATTCTGCGACATCTTTGGTTTGCATCTCGTAGTCAACCAGACTCGAACCGGCTCGCGCCCGTGCTAGCTGATAATTTTCTTGCTGCTGTTCCTGTGCGATATGGTTGACCGTACTAGCAACGCCTTGCACGGCATTGCCTATAGCATCAATGCCCCCGACGTTAACGCGGGTAGGTTGGGGCTGTACGGTTAAATTTCCGAAATTACCTGTAGGTATCTTCATCTGCCTTACTCCGCGTATAATCCATATTTACCTGCTTTGGCCTTTTTCCAGCCGGAATATGCCGTTGCCCCTCCTTCCAATACTGAACTACCTGCACTGATATAACCGGAAGTTGAGGCATTTTTACCGCCAATACGGTCTGCCTGTGCCTGAGCATTCAGGCGGGCGGCGCTATCCCTGCCGCTTAAAATGGTGGTTACTGCGTCTTCTTCTGCATCGCCGACAATACCGGAGGTGATCCGCAGCGCGGTACCCTCGCCGGTTTCTACTCCCGAAGCGGCCAAAGCCGCATTAGCTTGGGATGCCTGCGCCGCCCCCGCTTTACGGATTTTCTCCGCCTGAACTTTGGCGGCGGAGGCTTGGGCTTGTGCATCTGCTTCGGCTTGTGCAGCCTGATAGTTAGCCATTTTTTTCTGCTGCTGGCCGCTGGCAACCGCCCCGCCCGCCGCGAGGACAGAAGACGCCACCAAAGCAACTTCTACACCTGTACACATGGTTTAAACCTCCATCGAATAAAGTGAGCCAGTACGCACCAGCCCAAGGCGCTGATAGAGTTCACCGGTGCGTTCTTCATGCACACCTGTAGTGATCCCCATGTTAATAACCGCCGCACCGTGGTTTTTCGCCCAATCAATAAAGGCTTTCACCAGTCGGTAGCCGGCGGTGCCTCCACGGTGTGCGGTATCAATGAAAACGCCATACTCAAAGGCCATACGTTCGTGCGAGAAATACTGCTCACCTATCCCACCCGCTACCCAGCCAACAAGCTGATCGCCTTCTTCAACAGCCAGAACAACACCAAATTCAGCGTTAATTAGATTGGTGGCCAGTGTGGTGCATTTATCTTCATCAAAGGGGAAAGTCACATAGCGTGACTCGCGGTGCATCCGAGCGCCGAGTGCTACCAGTGCCGGAATGTCATCCATCGTTGCAGGTCTGATCATAGTAGTTAGCCCCCGTTCGCCGTGAAGGTAGTCATTATTGCCAGTAAGTGAAATGGCAGCGGTTGGCGCTGCTGAATGAGTAATGAATCTTCCCCTTTCTCCCAGCCGAGTTTTCCCCAGAAGTGATCACCAGTGAACAGGGGGGCGGGTTGATTAAGCACGGAGGGGCCAAAAGTGCGGAAGGGGATAACCTGACCGTTACACTCTGCGCCAGTGGTAGCCAGAAAACGCAAAGTCACTTCGCTGGTACGTTTCTTCGCACTCTGCGTAGTGCCTTCGGAAGTCGGTACTTCAGGGGTAAGCGTCTGAATAGTGGTGTTGTAGTGCAAGCCAATCTCGACGCGTTTTGCGTTTCGACTTAGGGTGACAGCACCGCCGCTAACAATCTGCTGTGGCATCACCGCACCGTCGGCAATCACATCTACCGTGCTGCCTTCCAGATGGTTTAAGCCACTCCATACGCTGGCCCCTGCCTCACTAGTCGTGGTTATGGCCGCATCGGTATTGAGACTTGAATCGAATACCTCAACGTAGCGTACCGTTTGACCGTTGATTACCCGCTTAACCAGTACATAAACCACGTCGTTAGTGCTGGCGGGAATAGTGACAACCGATTCATAGGCACCCGCTGTCACCTGCCGTGACCACGCGATAACGTCCTGCGCCCTGTCGATGGTCGCCACTGCCAGTTGTCCATCGGCGCGGGTCATCCAGATAAAGGCATCGGGTTCCTGCTGATAGGCCATATCCACTGCACCGGAGAGGGTGATATGTTCAGACAGTACACTCAGGTCGTTGGCTGAATAGGCTACAAAGCTATCGGGATCGTAGGCCACGGCAAAAAGTTTACGGTTAGCACGTTGCACAAACATGATTTCAGTACCAACACGCACCGGTTTGATGCTATTGCAGCCGTACGGGCTGGGGTTCTTTACCGATATATTGGTCGGGGTAATGGCAGATTCGCCACCACCAGTGATGGTGAATTCACCGGTAGAGGTCAGCGCAATAAGCGTGTTCATTTGCGCCAGATGCACGATAGGGTTTATCTGGTCAGAAGAGACGGTAAACGAAATCGCGTCGTCGTCGTCGGTACCCAGTTCAAAACTCAGGTAGATACCGGTTTCGCTCATCCAGATGGTTTGGGGATATTTCGGTGAACCGGCTAATACCAAACGTTGTTGGTATAAAGTCGCCGCGCCGGGGTAGCCAAACTCGGGCGACCAGACCGCATCCTCGCGCGTCCATGCCCCCGGAGAAGAACTTTGCACCGCAGATAGCACGGTACGAATAACGCCAGTAGCTACCGCAGCGCTGGCAACCGCCTGAATATGTACCAAGCCGCTGTTGATGCGCACATAGGAACCGACATCCGCCGCCACCCACCCCGCACCTGTAAGAGCGCCGCCTGACTCCGCATCGCTCAATGTCAGGGTGATAGCTGAACCAACAAACTCTTTGACTGAGGGTTTGCACCATTTTTCGGGCGTATCGCGAATTTCATCAAAAGGTTTGACGATAAAGGGCGCGGGTTCAAGCACCCAATCGGTCTGGCCTTTGCGTTGCAGGCGATAAGGTGGCACGTCTTGATGCACCAGAAACATAGTATCGGCACCCTGTACATAGTTCAGGGACGACAACATCGCTGAGGTGTACGGGCTGGCTATCTCATACGGGGTACTGCCGCTGCCAATCTGTGCGCCGTTCTGGTAAAAACGCACATAGTTGTTACCGAATTCCAGTACATATGCCTGTGAACGGTTGAAGACATACGGGATCAATCGGGCTTTTTGGTCGCCAAATTTGGCCTTTGCTGCAAAATGCGAGCCGGGACGACGCATGACCCCGCCATGAATCACACACACCGCGTTCTCTACAATCTTTGCGCCGTTGGCATAGCGTGCGATATCCACTCGCCCCATCAAGCGGGGGGAGATCTCACCAGCAGTAAAGTTAGTTTTAATCAGATTAGCACGCATTAGAACCTCGACTCAAATGTCGGATAACCACCAAGTTCTTCCGGCGGTTCTTCTTGCCCGTCGATGGCCTTGGCCTGACGTAAGGTATACGCCGCTTCTTGTGCCATGCTGTCACGCAGCGAGGCTGAACCGGTGACCGCGTAGGCCAGTTTGGCGGCCATCGCCATTTCAGCCACATGCGCCAAAGCCGGATCCCATGACGCTTCGTCAGTTCGTTTGATATAGCGCAGCGCAATCACATTGGTGTTAGCCAGGATGTTCTTGCCCTCAACCTGATAAGGGATTTCATACCCTTCGGCACCGACGGAAAGAATACGCAGACAATCACTAGGAATAAGAAATTGATTGGCGTAGCCAAAGACAGGCAGTGAGGCGCTCGGCGCTAATGAAACACGCGACACAGCACAATTCCACGGATGTTTACGCAGTAAGTCGTCACGCACTGAGGGGTAAATGTTAGAGCAAAGACGGGCGTGATCGGTGTTTTCGTTGAAACTGTTTATTGGATGAGCGCCCAGCATAAGCAGCGCATTGGAACAAATGGAGATATCGGAAGCCATGAGCGTTACCTTTAGAAAAAGGCCGAGGTGTTACCCTCGGCAAAGGCGCTGGCATTAAGCAACGACGAACGCGATAGAAACAACCTTCTGCTCATTGGCGCGACCTGCACCGTATGAAGCATCTACCGAGATCTGAATGGTATTGTTCTTGTCACGACGCGGGCCGATATCGGTGTTGTACTCCGCACCTGTACCAAAATGAACGGCTGTCTTAGCCCATGCCACGGTGGTTTTGGTGGTCACACCTGTGTCGGTCACCGAGTCCAATTTCTCGTAAGCAATCCAACGGAAGCCCAACCAGTTACCCGCAAGCGCACCTTCTTGTAGCATTTTGACTGCCATAAAATCGGCACTGGTCAAGGTGGTATCGCTTAAGATCTGCGTCAACATATCGGCGTTGTAAGCGATATACAGCTCTTCGCCGTTCTGCTCGTCGCACTCGTTACGGCGGAACATGGATTTAGCGGCAATCAATTTTGCCTTGGTCATGCCGCTACCGCCTGCCAAAATCTTCTGCGCGGCGGGTAAGGCGACGTTGGTGTATGCGCCGTTGTTCTCTACTTTGCGCGGCACCGGATCCAGTAATGCGCGGTAGATAACATCGTCTTTCTTGCGGTTGGTTGCGGAGAGCGTCAGTTGCAGATATGGCCCCTGAGGTTCAGCAATCAGTTTACGCAAGTCGCGTTTTTCTACTGGTACGAATACGCCATAGTCTGCCATCAACGCATTACGGGTACCGGCTTCCGGCACATCCCAAACGGGATCGCCAAAGCGGGTAGTGATCGGGTTCATCTCGATCGTACCCATGTCGTTGATAGTGAAGGACGCGCCGGTAATCATGCCACGGTCATGCACCGCAGCTTGCAGACGCGAGTCCTTTTGCTGGGATGCAATTTCGAAAGAGTCATGAAACTGCTGCACAAAGGCGGCGGTGATCATGTTCTTGTTCGCTGCAAAGGTCATGTGTGTTACTCCCAAAAATGATGCCGCGTGAGGTATCGGTTTCCCGGCTCTGTCTACGCTGGCCGCTTGGCGTTACGGACAACGGGAAATTCAGGTATCCGGCTACCACACCGGGCTGTTGGAAGTGAGGCTATTGCAGAGTGGCGTTCGGTTTCCCGACCAAATGAAAAAGCCAGCGGTTAGGCTGGCTCTCGGTGTGACATGTCACAGGTGTTATTTCCACTGCAAAGCGTAACCCCCATCGAAATACGCTTTTTTCAGCTTCTCGATAACTTCAGGCGATTCATCGTAAAATCCGCTATAAGACAGAAAGTGTTGAAAATGCTCATCACTATCGGCAATCACCCAATCGTCAGCAAACAAATCCCCTTGACTAGGAACCCATCCGGGTTGCATTGCACCCTGAGCATTTTTCAAATCAAGATGCGGGGATATATGAAACTTCCCCTCGATACCGGCTTTTGCATAGTCTGAACCTGGGCGGGCCTCGTCAACTGTATAGCCCCCAGCTTTGATAACGAATTGCCCTTTACCATTCCAACCGGAGCGGGCAATCTTGGCTCCTGTTTTCACTGCTTCTAACGCTTGTCCAAAATTCATAGTAATTTCCTGCCTATTTTATTGATCAACCTACGACTTCGTTACCGTAGGTGCGTGAATAGAACGCGCGGATTTTGCTGGTTACCCGCTCATGGTCAGCGTGTTTTGGGTTGGTGTAGGCTTCGGACTTCATCAAGTCTCGGATGCTCTGCGCTTCTTCGGCGTTGATTTCGCCACCGACTGGCGCATCTTCCTGCATCTCGGCACCGACTTTTGCCAACATGCGGATAACCAGCGGATTGTTGCCAATCTCGTTGATTTTGTCTTTGTCGGCCGGATCCGCCAGACTGTTGAACGCGCGGAAAGCCAGACCAATGTTTTGCTTAAACTCGGCGTCAGTCTTCCAAGTCTCTTTTAACGAAGCAGTTGCCGCCTCCTGATCCAGTTCAGACGCACCGCCCACCAGCTCCGGCGCGCGCTGCCAGTATTCACCGAGGATAAAACTCATCTGGTCGTTGGTGATGCCTTTGGCATGAGCGGATTTAAGGAAGCCCTGCATTTCCGGATCAGCCTTGAATTCATCCCAGTTGAAACCCTCACCCTCTACCGTTGGCGCATACTCTTCTACAGTTTTCGGTGGCGCATCGCCCGCGCCCAAACGTTTCTCCAGATGCGTGTAAGACTCCGCAAGTTTACGGGCCGAGTCTTCAACTTTGATTGCGCCATCTTCGCCCGTAATGCGGAACTTCTCAGGCAACCAATCATTCGTGCCTTGGGCCGCCGCACCAGTAGCAAGCAGGTTATCGCCAGTAGTCGTTGTTTCACCGCCTGCGCCGCCAGCATCTTGACCCGCATCAGCGTTAAGAAATAAGTGTTTAATCTTCCACATCGTCGTTGACTCCGTTTGCCATGTTGATACGGCCTAAAATGAAATCGAGCACTGCACGTTGCCCGGCGTTAAAGCAAGTTTGGCGGTCACCCTCGGCCCCGCCTTTGACATACACACCTCGCCCAAAGCGGGTGATCAATTCTTCCAGCACCTGTGGGCCGCCGGCTGTCTCATCGAACAGACGTTTGTAATCCTCGGCTAATGCGGGTTTGACTATCACTGCCCACCTCCGACAGCTTGGTTGATCATCGCGGAACCCGCTTCCTGTCCCATTTGCTGCATCATTTGTTGCTGCTGTGCCTGCTGCTGAGCCTGTGCGCGTTGGTCACGTAAAGCGATAACATCGGCGGTACTGCGCAACACTTTGGCCGGTACGCCCAATGCGTCAGAGATCACACGGGCGGCGGCATCCGCGTCCATGTTGTCGGTAACTTCGGGGTTGACCGCTGCAAGCTGGGCAATGTTTGCGCCTAAGCGTTCGATAGCGGTGACGTCTTCCAGCTTTTGCGCCCTCGCCAGTGGTGAGATATAGCGAATATTGAAGTTTGCCTGTGCCATAGATTCAGGCATTTGCGGGAAGACACCGGCACGGAAAGCAATGCCGAAGCAGCGCTCTACCAGCGGTTGCAGATATTCCGCCTGAAAGCGGCCGTACACTGGCCCCAATAGCTGGCGGATCAGCGCCACCCGTACATGCACTTCGGTGGCGGTCATGGCGGGGCCGTCCTGCGGTTGCAGTTGGTCAGCCATTAATATCTTGCGGATTTGTGCCTGTAGCCGTTCTTCTGCGGTAAACGCGACGTTGAAGTCGGCACCGGTAAGTAGCGGTTTCATGCTGTTTACACTGTTGGCGACGATGATTTTGCGCGGCCCGACTTTGACGGTGCGCGGGTTGAGTACGCCGTCGTCTTCGGCAATCCACATGCCCGCGATTGCCAAATCCTGCGCGGCTTTCTCCATGCGTTTGGTTTCGTTCAACTCTTTACAGTCTGGCAGTGCGTCATACACCGGCCCGACACCGTAAGGCGTGCCAGGTATCTTCATCCAGCGCGGTACACAAACGGGAAATTCGTGGTAACCGGATTCGCGTACCACTCTCTTCTCGGCGACCTCGACGTTGAATGAGGCGAACGGCAGGTTCTTAGCCAGGCGGGCATTACCGATATACCCATCGCGGGGGAAAATAGCGTGAATGAACTCGAATTTATCGTCAGGCTTTTTGGTGGCGGCGTCCTGTATCTTGTGGCTTACGTTGTCACGACCAAACTCTTTGACCGCCTGTTCCGCCGTCAACTGGTAGCAGCGATACACCGTATTCACCACACCATCACGGCGGCTGGAGGCGACAAACACCTGCGCCAGCGGCCACTGATTAAAGGTGTAGCCGCCCTGCTCTGTGTCCTCGTCAACATACAGGGCAAACCAGCCTGCGCACACCACATCGATGTTGGCCTCGTAGCCTTCTGCGTCGAAGTTGGCGGCGTGGATATTCTCCCAAGTGAGCGTTGCGCAGGTAGAGAGCCATGCTCTTTCATCGTCTGAAAGGTTTTCGCTGCCGAGATCCAGCCATTGGGCATTAGCTGGGGTCATGCCGGACATCAATGCCGAGGCGAGAATGCGGGCGCTGTCGGTTGCTGTGCCATCCAGCAAGCGGGCAACCTTAGATTTTGCGCTCTGCGCGTCCAACACTTCGGTGGAAAAGCCCGAGCCGCGCAGCGGGTAGGTGTAGTCGTAGCACTCCCGCCAGACGCTTTCATGCAACTGGCGGGCAGCTTTGAGTGAACTTACGCGCTTAACCAGCCTTGCGGCGGTATCGTCCATCGTTATGCTCCTAAGGTGCCTTTGCCCGATGTGCCACCGGACAGCAAGGATGTACCGCTGTCGGTTGTGCCTTCCGCGCCAGTGGCGAGAAGTGAAGAGCCTTTCTTGCGTTTCTTACGGGCTGCGGCATCGGCGTTAGCGGCCTTTGCTGCTGCGTTAGCCGCTGCGTCTGCTTCGGCTTGCGGGTCGGACTGAACTACTGAGGGTGCGCCACCTCCACACATGGGGATCTCCTTACTGAACAATCCAACCGGCATCGGTCAGAGTTTGGGATGCACCGCCGATAGCGCCTGCGGAGCCTGCACCTGTTTGTTTCTCGGTAGTCGCCTGCTTAACCAGCTCGATAAAGTCGAGGCAATTAGTCAGCGGGTGGCCGATAGCATCCACAAAACCGAGTTCTTCAAATCGGGTGATGATGGTGAAACCTGCGGCGTTAATGCCGGTAAGGGCTTCATTGCGGGCGGTATGGTCAACAGCGGGTAGCTCTTCGGTGGTGGCGTTTGAATCCAGACCGGTGAGGGCTTTGGCAACGGTTAGCGCGGTAGCGTCGTCCTCGCCAGCGGTGCCAATCAGGTCAGTAGCGTCGTCCTGCAATGTTTCCTGACCGGGTACTTCAATCTTGGTTTTTGGTCGAGCCATGAGGCGTACTCCGTGGGTGATGAACTACGCCGAGTGTGTGCGGTACCTGCGTTCGGTTTCCCGACTAAAATATCTTGTTTTGAGGACTTTTTAACATAATGACCATTTCACGCACCGGCGAGAGGTCACTCATTTGAATTGCACTGCGAAGGGGGTAAAAGATCAGGTTTACTACGGGGAAATGGCGGCTTTCTGCAAACAACATTTTGTTAACAAATCGCCGCTATTGCACTTGGTACAGTTTGCTATGTGAAACGCTTATTTCTGCAATTTTAACGCTTTCGGAACCGACTGGCGGGGTTTTTGGAATATGGCAGGTCGTGAGGGTTTTTATCCGTGACCAGCTCCCACAAACGTATCAGCGCTTCCCCATCATCGTAGCGCGGATTGCTGCCCTGCTTCCAGCCAAACAGCGTCGCCTTAGCCACACGAATGCCCTTCGCTATCTGCTGCTGCGTCATGCCGCTACGCTCGACGTCTGTGATTACCTGAAACCAATCGATTTGCACGATAAGGCCCCTCCTGAAAGCAAGTAGCAAACGCGCGCGTACGCGAGAGCGACCACCGAGTTTGTCGGAATTCAACGCCGTTTGGCGTCAAATCCGCAGGCTACTTGCACATTGTTTTATATAAACTGCAAAAAATTACGGGCTATTTCGCGTTACCACCTGTTACCACTGTAACCACCTGTTTTATATATATCCCTAAAAGCACCTTATATAGTCGTTTCTGTAATCTTTTGCTTAAAGGGTGGTAACAGTGGTAACAGTGGTAACATTTATTTAATTTCAATAAGTTAAAAAGTTACCACCTCATGCGGTAGGTGGTAACAGGTGGCTACTTGATTTGCCAAACTCGTTGCACTTTGCCTTCAATTCGCCGCGAAACACGCTTATAACCACAATTTTGCAAAACATTACTAATTCGCATTTCTTCACGTTTTCCAACGTTGCGCGGGTCAAGGCCGATAGCTTCACGTAAAACATCGCTAACGCGTAAGAATTCGCGCGTTCGTGGCCTTTCTTCTGTTAGCGTGTCAGGTTCATCTAACCAACGTTCGACAGTTTCTAGCCATGCGTCTTTGATGGTGTACTGGTCGTGTACTGCCGTGGCTAAACGCTCTGCATCATAGAAATGTACGCCCAGCTTTTTGAACAGTTCCCGCGCTTCCGCCCACAGTTGCAGAACGTCACTACGAATAGCGGCGACATTTACCTGCCCGACATGAACGGGGAGCCACCGACGATTGCCGGTATCATCTGCTAAGAATTCGTCCTGATTAGTGGTACCGATGAACACTAAACGGCGTGGGAATTGAGTGGCAAACTCACGGTACTTAGGGATCCAGTTTTCATGGGTACGGGTGATAAAGGCTTTTATCGATTCCAGCTCTTTAGTATGCAGCCCACGAAGCTCACCGATTTCGGCCACCAAACGGCCACGCATCTTACGGGCTAAGTCGTCGTCTTTCTCGGCAAAGGATATTTCACAGAAGAACGACGGGTCAGGCGATAACGCCGCCACGCCAGTAGACTTACCGCAACCCTGAGCGCCTACCAGAATCGGCACCATATCGGCCTTACAGCCGGGAGAAAGCACGCGTCCCGCCAACGCAGTCCACATATAAAGAGAGACCGCGCGAGTGTAGGCGGATTTCTCAGCGCCGAAATGGGTATGAACGAATTGTTCAACGCGAGGCACCCCGTCCCATTTCAAGCTGTTTAGCCAGGTAACAGCCGAATCGAAAGGCTGTTCGTCGGCGGCCAGTAACACCACATCACGAATAAGCTCACGTCCGATAGGCTTGAAGCCCCGTTTTTCCATGGTAATGCGCAGCCGTGAATAGTCAGGATCGCCGAATGCCTGCCACTGGTCGCCCTTATCAGGTGCGAACATGATTTCATCGCGGAATTGGTCGAAGCGGATTTGAATACTGCAAAAATCTGGCCGCATCACGGCTTTAGCGGCGTTCTCTATCGTCGACTCAATCCGGCCTTTGTTGTCACGTTTGAATGAAGGTAAAGGCGCGGGTTCGCTGGCTTCCACTTCAACGATATCAAAATCATCGATGCGTAAACCCAGCTTATTGAGGTAGTCGCCGTCGTTACGGTGGCCGCAACTGGCGTGCAGGCATTTGAAATGCCCCAACTCAAAACCGGCGGTACCGGCGGGGAAATATACTGTACTGGTAGGATCCGTGGCGCCACTGTGACCGTCTTCGAAAGGACAACGAATATAGCGTTCACCGCTGGCACCAAAATCCAGTGTCCAGCCGTTCGCGTCCAGAAAATCAGCGGTTTCATCAGTCGCGTTTGGCGTGGTCTGACTGCGGTCGCGTAACCGACTGGCGCCCGCTTCGGTGGAATTCACCACTGGCAGACGTTCAGCCAGCGCAGACCACAGGCTTTCCAACTGTTCAGGAGTAATGACAACAGGCTCATCAGGTAAATCATTATCCCACAGGATACGTGCGCCGCTTGGATGGGTACCGGCTACCACTGCCTGATTACCATCGGCCAGCATTTCGATAATGCCGTTATCACCTTCTAAACGGTGGATACGTTTGCGGTACTCGCCTTCGATGGCCAGAAGGTACAAGCATTTGTTGCTGTTCGACCGGTACCGACGCGGTGGGACAGTGCCGAATAGCTCGAGAGTCAGCTCTTGGATAAGTGCCTGTATCGCTTCGCTTTCACTGTCACAATCCAGCGCGATAACACCGTTACCGGTGCGCATGCAGATCCCATAGTCCGGCTCGCGGCTCCACTTCTCTATCTCAGCGTCGTTTATCTGGCGCTTAGTCCAGTTGACCAGGCCAGCGATTTGCCGATTACCGTTGTAATGGCTTGGTGTCTTACCAATCGCTTTTAACTTACTGTCAGGGGATAACGGCGCAGAAGGGTTACACACCACCGGTAGCAGGTCTGAACTACGGCCCAGCACCAGATCGAAGTGGAACCACTCATCGGGCGACGCTCCCCATTGTTCTTGTTGTATTGGCATGGGTTACGCCTTTTCTTCGGTACTGCACTCTTTCGTTTTTAAGAGAAAAATCTCCAGGGCACGAACGGTAGAAAACCTAGGATCTGTATGCACCCCAGTAAGCAAACGGCTCACAGAAGACTGCTTCACCCCAACAGCTGTAGCAATCTGGCTCTGGGTGTACCCTGCATGGATCAGGGACTTAACCATTTCTTGTGGTGTTAGTTCGGACATAGCGACGTCTCCTATATAGATAACACAACAAATCTATACGAAAACGTATTGACATTCAATACAGCAATGCAAGTACCTTATGGATTACAATATCCGATAACGCATAGAAAGCCGACAGGGACGATTCCAAATGACCGATACAAACAACATCCTTTCTCAGAACATAAAATACCTGATGCGTAAAGCTCAGATAGATTCAGTTACAGAGCTGGCCCGTCGCTTGCAGACCAACCAACCAACATTACACCGCCTTATCTCTGGGGAGGTTAAGGACCCTAAATACACAACGCTCAAACAGATAGGTGACTATTTTAGAGTGTCCCCCGTAGCCCTCACTGAGAATGACTTAGAGACAGAGGACGCACAAAACGAGACAGGTACAACAAAGAAGTACATCTCGCTGCGATTTTCTAAAGTTCCCGTACTAGGCAATACTCAGCTAGGCCTCGGGGGTAACTGGAGCGATATGCAGTACCCCGTGGGTCGAGGAGATGGCTATATTCTTTGGCCGACCAAAGATGATGACGCGTACGCCTTAAAATGTGTAGGCGACTCAATGGTGCCAAGAATCAAAGAGGGCGAGTACGTCATTATAGAACCTAACCACAACTACATCTCAGGTGATGAGGTATTAGTGGTAACAAAGAACGAAGAAGTTATGGTGAAAACGTTTTTATTTGAAAGAGACGGCTCGTGCCACCTATTGTCGGTTAATGAAAACCACGCCCCTATCCGCATTCCAAAAGAAGAAATTGAAAAAATACATTATGTGGCAGGAATAGCTAAGTCGACTCTTCGTGAGATTTAACAGCTAAAACCAAACACCCTATCAAAATAGCCGCTCGCTTGAGCGGCTTTCTTTTTTGCCAAAAAATACAATTATGAATTGACAGACAATCCCATGACGCATATAAATACGATATCGTATAGTTTATACAGTTTTAGATACCATCGCTCTTTAACAATTTGAAGTCGCGCACCGGGTAACCAATTGCATCCCTAGCAAAACGAAATAGCGGCCAATCCTAATAGAGCTGGATTGAGTCAACTGAGGAGTAATGCGAACGGTGGATCAGTGCAAGGGCCAGCGACATATGTCGGCCCACAAGTGTTTTTACCCTGCTGCTGTCCATTTGAGGCGGTAGGCATAAAACCACCGAGGAATAACAGCCATGAATTCCCTTAAAAAGATGCAACACCGGTACCGCTTAACAGGTGCCGATTTTAGTCAACATCCGTCCCCGTCTGGCGTTCTGTACCCGCTTTGTCTTCTGTGCGTCGCCCTCTTCCTCTTCTATTTAGCGAGATAATCCTATGAGCCTTGAATCGAACCTTGAACTAAACAACAAACTGGTTGCAGAACAAAACACGTTGCTAACGCAGCTTCTAGCGGTGATGGCAGGCGGCAAACCGGCTTTTACCCCTGACACTAAGCCGGTACCAAAAGCGGAAACCGTTGGCGCGGATGTCAGCAACACAACTTTCGAACCGATTGATTTTGAAACACTGGATTACCCACTGGTTGCGTGTCTGGCGGTACTGTTCGGCAGCGAAGCCGAAGCCGAAGCACTGACAGAAGAGCGGTTAACGCAAGCTCATGCGCTAATCAATTCGGATGAAGAAACCATCCCCGCGGCCAAAGCATCCGCGCTGCATGAAGCGATGGCCGAACACGTACAACGCACCAAACTATTCCGGAAAGTTTATCTGTCCCTTTGCCTGCAACTGCTTGAACACTGGGACAAACTGGAAGGAGCTACCGCACGTAGCGAGTATGTCGAAATGCTGGTGAACACCCCAAGCGACAAACGCGCAGCGGTTAAACCCAAGGTTGATAAAAAGACCAAGAAAGAAACCACTACGCCCGAACCTGAAAACGATACCGAAGCCCTGTTCAAAAAAGCCGAAGGGCTGATTTTGCAGCTGGCAAAAGGCGGCTATCGCAGTGAAGCCGTAGCGATTCTGGATAAATTCAGTGCTAAAAAGCTGGGGCAGGTACCCGCTGACAAATTGCCGGAAGCTATCGCACTGGCTGAAAAAGCGTTGGAGGGCTAACCATGCCAGAACAACACGCAAGATTGTCTCCGTCTGGTGCGCATCGGTGGATGCGCTGTAGCGGAAGCCTCGCATTAGAGGCGGGGGTAGCGGGTACCAGGTTGCCATTTGCGGTGGAAGGTACCGCCGCCCATGCGCTGGCTGAATGTGTTTTACGCAATTTGCAAGATAACACCCTTGCAGGTAAAGAACTGGTAGGAGGGCAAAAAACGTCTGATTACATCGGCACTTACCCTTTATCTCACCCAAGTAAAACCGATGCAGGCCCGCAGGTGACGCCGGATATGGCCGCCGCCGTGCAAACCTATGTTGATACTGTTTGGGCGCTGTCACAGGGTAACGAACTGCTGATAGAGCAGCGTGTCGATTTCTCCGAAATTGTCGGCGTACCGGATCAGTTCGGTACCGCCGATGCGATTATCTTTGCAGGGGATGAGTTACAGCTTCACGACCTTAAGTTCGGCATGGGGGTACCTGTTAGCGCCGTAGAAAACGAGCAATTGCAACTCTATGCCCTTGGCGCGTTGGATCAGTTTGCCATGCTGTACGACTTCGCTAGCGTACGGCTTTTCATTCACATGCCACGCCTTAATTTTGTATCTGAGTGGGTGATATCAGTTGACGATCTGGTCGCTTTCGGTGAACGCGCCCGCGTTGCTGCGGCGGATAGCATCATCGCTATCAATATTGCCGAATGCGATGGCGTGGATTCACTACCGGCCGATTCATTTACGCCTGGTGATAAGCAATGCCGTTTTTGTAAGGCTCGAGGTTTCTGCAAGGCAGCGGAGCAACATAGTTTAAACCTTGTTGCTGATGACTTTGTAGACCTTACCCGCCCTCTTGAACCTCAGCTATCAGACGCAAAAGAGCGCATAACCCACTGCGATAACGCCCACCTCGGCGAGCTACTCAGCCAACTGGATTTAGTCGAAGGCTGGTGCAAAGCGGTGCGCGAACGTGCCAACAGCGAGTTAAACGCAGGCCATCCGGTACCGGGTTACAAGCTGGTCATCGGTAAGCAAGGCAACCGGGCGTGGAGCAGTGAAGAAACAGCCGAAGCCACCCTAAGTGCGATGCGCCTCAAGAAAGAGGAAATGTACAACTTCAAGCTAATCAGCCCGACACAGGCCGAAAAGCTGCTTAAGAAAGAAAGCCCGCGACGCTGGACGAAGCTGGAAGCGCTTATCTCACGTGCCGATGGTAAGCCGACTATCGCATCGGAAGCGGATCCCCGTCCGGCGCATATCGTCAACCCCGAAAACGATTTTGAAAACGTGGATGAAACCGAGTCCGCCGAATCCCTCATTTAAAGGTACCTTCTCATGAAAGTTAAATTAGCTAACGTCCGTTTGGCCTTCCCCGACCTGTTCGAAGCAACGCAAGTTAACGGCCAAGGCGACCATAAATTCCGCGCCACTTTCCTGTTAACTCCTGATCACCCCGCCAATAAAGACATCGAAGCGGCAATTAAAAAGGTCGCTGCCGATAAGTGGGGAACCAAAGCCGAAGCGGTATTGAAAACGATTGTAGGCAACCCAATGCGCTACAACTACCGCTCCGGTGACGAGAAAGCCGACTATGACGGCTATCCGGGCAACATGTATATCGCAGCTAGCAATAAGGCCCGTCCGTTGGTTCTTGACCGCGATAAATCTCCGCTAACCGCTGCCGATGGTCGCCCTTATTCCGGCAGTTTTGTTAACGCCACTATCACCATCTTTGCCTATGACAATCAGGGCAAGGGTATCTCGGCCTCTCTTGGCGGTGTCCAGTTCTTCAAAGATGGCGACGCCTTCGCCGGTGGCGGTATCGCTTCCGAAGATGATTTCGACGAAATCACCGAAGGCGCTGACGCTGAATCATTGATCTAACCCCCTACGCCCTGCTTTATGCGGGGCTTTTTACCCCTGCAGGAGTATCGCCAATGCTAACCACCACCCCCTTTAACCAAAATCTGGTGCATCTGAATAAAGGCACCCTAAACGATGAGTTGACGGAACACCTTGCCGAACTCGTCAAAGCCGTACGCGAAACAGGTAAAGCAGGTTCCCTTACGCTGACCTTGAAAATCAGCATGTTCAACAAGGCAAACGAGGATGTCGTGAAGATCTCCCCGGTTGTGGCCTGCAAGTTGCCAGAGGGTGAACGTGCTGAAACCATTATGTGGACTACCGCCGATGGCGATTTGTTGCGTAATGATCCGGCGCAGAGCTTCACCGAGTTGAAGCAAGTGGAAGGAATCGACAGCCAGCGCCGAACGCTACCAGAGCAGGAAGCCGCACCGCTGCGCAAGGTTCAGTAGTACACCATCACCCTGGCAAATGCTGGGGTTCTTTTTATCAGGTAGAAGGAAATAACAATGACCGAAGTTAATTCGTTACTGGCACTCACCACCGCGCAAACAGTTTTAGAGGTGGCGGGCAATCCGCTGGTGCAGGTGCCAGATGGCTACCGCGTTCAGGATCTGGAAGATTATTTACCCGCGCCTCGCCGTATGCGTCAGCGAGTGGTTTTGTTGTCTGCTGCGAGCTTTATCGCTTACTGCGTCCGTTTCACTAACGCAGGTACCACCATTTTAGCGGACAGCGAAAGCAACAGTTTACAAGCTGTTATCGACCATGCAGTGAACTCGGCGGAGCCAACGTGGAACGATCACCGTGCGAGCTATAGCTGCGAATTGTCGAAAGCGTGGAAGATTTGGCAGAAGTACGACGGCCAGACACTAGGACAGGAACAGTTTGCCGAACTGCTGGAAGACCGCGCCGCCGACGTTGTTAACCCAACCGGTGCGGAATTGCTGGAAATCGCTACCAAGTTCCAAGTTATCCGTAAAGCGGTCTTCGGTTCCGCTATGCGTCTGGCTACTGGCGAATTCCAGTTCAACTACAGCGATGAGAACGAGAAAGGCACCATCGAAGTACCGGAGCTTATCACTCTCGGTCTAGCCCCGTTCCACAACGGCGAAAGCTACGAAGTGCAAGCCCGCCTACGTTATCGCCTGCGTGAAGGCAAATTAACCTTTACTTTCAAACTGGTTAACCCTGAGCGTGTGGTTGAAGACGCCTTTAACTCTATTGTGGAAAAGGTGAAAGAAGGCGTATCAGCGGCCCACGTTTTAGACGGCTATCCCCTTGATTAGTTTCGTAAGTTAACCCATCCCCGCTCTGTGCGGGGGTGTTTTGACGAGCGGGCGTTGTGCCTGCTGTTCAAAGCATTTAAAAATGTGGTGGAAATTTCTTGTACTTGGCTCTTTCAACTATGGCGTTTAAAGGTGAAAAATCAAAGTCTTTAAACCTAGCGGTTGGATATTTAACTTTCGCTTCGTTAAGATATTCCGTAAGGGTTTTCTTTGACTTACCTAATATTGTATTCACACTCAGAACTTGTACATAATTTGGCGGAGATGATAGCCCATCATCTATAGCGGACTGCAATACGGAAGCAAGCGGCGTTTGCCCTTTATCAGCACTGTTCCACAAAGTCATTAGCAATTGTGCTGCGTCAATAAATAATTTCTTATTCTTATTAACGAATACAGTGGTTGTACTACCCCCACTAGTGGAGACTCTTTTATCCCCCGCTGTCGATTCAGATTTAAAGGGATTAAATAACACTATTGTTGAACCGTTAATTAATTTAATAAAATCCTCAGCTACATCTTTGCCACAAAAGAACACTCCTTTTTGAAGTTTTATTTCATCCTCAAAAGAAAAACAATAATACTGGTCAGTAAGTGGGTAGTCTGAATAACTTTTCTTTTTCTGCCCCGGTATTAATTTCAGATGTGCAATCGGCTTAATAGTGAATTTATTAACTATTCGGATTTTTGTTTCATCCCCACGCACACAAAACTCATCGGGTAGCTCAATTTGTTGATATGTCTCTTGATCTGATTCAGACGCCATTCCCTGCCCTCCTGATGCGTTAGATACCCGTTAACCATATACCACGCAAGGTTGCTTTATGTCCAAAACATTGTGGATAGACCTCGAAACCTACAGCGAAACACCCATCCGTAACGGCACCCATGCCTACGCCGCTGATGCAGAGATAATGCTTATCGCATGGGCCATCGACAACGGCCCCGTCAGTGTGCACGAATTTACAGAACCCAAGAATTTACCTGTGCCGCTGTACACTGCGTTACGTGATGAGAATATCCTGATTTACGCCCACAACAGCCAATTCGACCGCACAGTACTACGCACACATTTAAAAAGTTACAAATGGCCGAATGTAGCCGCAAGGGATGTTACCCGCTGGCGCGATACCATGGTTAAAGCGTTGGCCCACGGCCTGCCGGGTTCGCTGTCTGATTTGTGCGATATTCTCGGGGTAGAACAGGACAAAGCCAAGGACAAAGCAGGTAAGGCGCTGATCCAGTTGTTCTGTAAACCACGCGCTAAAAACTCCGCTATTCGTCGTGCAACGAAGCATACTCACCCCGATGAATGGAAACGGTTTATTGATTATGCGGGCCTAGATATCGAGGCAATGCGCGAAATTGATAAAAAACTGCCCGTCTGGAATTATCAGGGTAATGAGTTGGCACTCTGGCATTTTGATCAGCGCATTAATGACCGTGGCGTACAGATGGACACCGTGCTAGCGGAAGCCGCTGTATCCGCGGTTGAAATAGAACAAAAGCGGTTGGCCGTGCGTACGCAAGATTTAACCGATAACGAGGTACAAGCGGCAACACAGCGCGACGTCTTGCTTAAACATATCGTCGAAGCCTTTGGCGTAACGCTGCCGGATATGCAGGCCAGTACGATACAAAGACGGATTAGTGACCCTGATTTGCCGATTGAACTGCGCGAACTGCTGGCAATACGTTTACAGGCCAGCACCACCAGTACCAGCAAATATAAGACCTTACTCAAAGGTGTGAGCAAAGACGGACGTTTGCGCGGTACTTTGCAATTCTGTGGGGCCAGCCGCACCGGACGTTGGGCGGGCCGCTTATTCCAGCCGCAAAACCTCCCCCGCCCTGTGTTGGATCAGGAAACCATAGATACCGGTATCGAAGCGTTAAAAGCCGGATGTGCTGACCTGCTATTCGATAACGTAATGGAGTTAATCAGTTCAGCCCTGCGTGGTTGCATTGTCGCTCCCAAGGGTAAAAAGCTGGTTGTCTCTGATCTTTCCAATATCGAGGGCCGTGTTTTGGCACGGCTGGCAGGAGAAGAGTGGAAGCTACAGGCTTTCCGCGATTACGACACCATCATCGGCTATGACGAGGAAGGCGAAGCACTGCGCGAAGGGCCAGACCTATATAAGCTGGCCTACGCTCGGGCATTTAATATATCGCCGGATGATGTCACTAAACTCCAGCGCCAAATCGGTAAGGTGATGGAGTTGGGGCTAGGTTTCGGTGGTGGCGTCGCGGCGTTCCTGACCTTCGCCCTTGTCTACGGGCTTGATCTGGACGAGCTAGCGAAAGCGGCATTACCAAACGTTCCCGCATCAATACAACGTGAGGCGCAAAGCTGGTATCAAGTCTCCGTAAAACAGAAACGCACCTACGGCCTTTCGGAACAGGTATTTATCGCCTGTGATTCATTAAAACGGATGTGGCGAAATGCGCATACAGAAACGGTATCTTTCTGGAGTGAAATTGAAAATACCGTACGTCGTGCAATCATTAACCCCAAACAAACGTTTGTTTGTCGCAAGTTGAAGATCCGGCGTGATGGTAGTTGGCTGCGTATTCAACTCCCCTCTGGCCGTGCCGTTTGTTATCCCGGTATCCGTATCGAGGGGGATAAAATCAGCTACATGGGCGTCAATACCTACAGCCGTAAATGGCAGCGCCTAAAAACCTACGGCGGTAAGTTAGCAGAAAACGTTACTCAGGCAGCGGCCCGCGATGTGATGGCAAACAACATGCCGTTAATCGAGGCCCGCGGCTACGAAATCACGCTGACTGTTCACGATGAAGTATTAACCGAAGCGCCCGATACCGAGCAATTCACCTCCGATAAATTAAGCGAACTTCTCGCTACCTGTCCCGAATGGGCTTTAGACCTGCCGCTCTCCGCTGGCGGGTTCGAGGCTTACCACTACCGTAAGGAATAACCCCATGAAATACCTGTATGTCGTTATGGACTCGCGTGCTCAATCTGATATTGACAGAGCGATGATATTGGAATGTTGCGGCAACAAAAAACCATCTTGGAAATCTCTCAGTGAAACTTGGGGGCAGCAAGGGGCGGTACTCGTCCGTTGTCGTGAGTCCAAATCTCAGGGCGAAAATATTTACACCGGCGAGGAAGTTGTCGGCGTTATCAACTGACGGGGGTTAGCCGTATGAAAACCGTGAAAGACCCCCATCACGACGGCTCAATGTTATGGGGCTGGGATGGGGTGAAACTTTATACAAAATTAGATTCGACAGTTGTTAAACGCTGGCAGGAAGTCAAACGGATACACCCGACACCAAGGCGTATTGCGGTTTTATACTCTCTCATGCATAAGGACTAACCCTATGTCATTTAAAAATCATGACAGCCCGCTCTACTATCGGGCTGCGCGCGAGGCTGCGCAAATTGAACGCGAAGGTGATTACCGACGGGCCGCCAAGGTCTGGACAAAAGCCAGCCGTTTATCACGCAATGGCGTTAATCAGGAGTGGAGCGAAAACCGCTCCGATTTCTGCATCATGCAGATCGCCCGCGAGAAATTCAAAGAAGGTGCAGCCAATGGCCTACATCCGTGAAGACTCGATAGAAGACAATCTCGTCAAAGAAGTGAAGAAAGCCGGGGGAATAGCTTACAAATTCATTTCCCCCGGCCGCCGTTCGGTACCGGATCGGATTGTGCTTCTGCCCGGTGGCAAGGTGATTTTTGTTGAGTGTAAAGCGCCGGGCGAAAAACCTACCGCCGCTCAAATTAGAGAGCATGAAAAAATACGCGCGTTAGGTTTCCCAGTGTGGGTATTGGACTCTAAGAATCTGGATCAGCTTTTATAGAGTTAATGTACCTTTGTTGTTGGAAACACATTTTAATCTCATTGTTTTTGATTTTACTTGTGACCCTAACAAGCTTTAAACTTTCAGAAGCATCTATTTTAATTATTTTAACCCCATCGGCGGTGCATGATCCCAAGATATTAGAGCCACTAAAACTATTTAATAAAACATACTGTTTATCATCTTCCATTTGATAAAAAGGACTAGAAGAAAAAGCCACTATCTTCCCTAAGTTGAATACCGAAGCTATAAAGGTTAAAGCAAGAAAAAAATATGGCGCATAACTATGCTTTTCACCTAAATATTTATCGGTAAATATTTTAAGAAGTATCGCCATTGGAAATAAAATCATGATAATTAAGTTAGTTACTGTAACCGACCCGTGTTTGTTAAAATAGACCGAGGGAGATACCGCACCAAAAACACATAGATAGAATACAACATTAGTTAATATAAGCACTAACGTAAACCGGAGAAATGGCATCCAAATTCTTTGATCGTTATCAAAATCAAACTTCGAGAAACACCACCAAAGTAAAAAAATAAATGGGGAAAGTATAAAAAAAAGCCAAACCAATGTTTTTAAAATTATATTGAAATCTATTTGAATTAAGTCAACAGGGTAGCCAAAGTGGGATGAATACCCCCATTGAAATAAATATGAAACAGCGTACGTAAACACAGTCAGAATGGTTAATAATGACACTCCATTTTTTAAAACATCATCAAATTTAAGCATGGTACTTAATTTCCCATTAGGTAATTTTATAGAAATAATATCACGGATACTCTATATGGTTAAGAAGAGGTTTTCTGCCCACGAATACCAAAACCAAATAATCCTCCACGAAATAGACGCCCCCCGCTCAAATGTTTGGGCTGGTATGGGTATGGGTAAAACCGTGGCGACATTGACCAGCCTTGAAGATCTGTTTATGTCTGGCAGCGAAACCCAACCGGCGTTAGTTCTCGCGCCGTTGCAGGTTGCTCGGTCTACGTGGCCGGATGAAGTGGATAAGTGGGATCACCTGCGCAATATCGAAATGCAGCCGGTGGTCGGTACTGCGCAGGAACGTTTAGCCGCGCTGCGTAACCCTAACGCCAGCGTGTTCACCACCAATTACGACAACCTCGTTTGGCTGATAGAAACCCTCAACGGTGAATGGCCGTTCGGTACCGTTATCGCCGATGAGAGCACTCGCCTTAAATCCTTTCGTTTACGCAAAGGCGGTAAGCGTGCGGCAGCGTTAGCAAGGGTTGCTCACAGATCAGGTCGTTGGGTGAATCTCTCCGGTACCCCCGCGCCAAATGGCTTACAGGATTTGTGGGGGCAAGCGTGGTTTCTGGATAAAGGCCAGCGGCTAGGCCGAACATTCAGCGCTTTCACTGATCGCTGGTTTAACCGCATCCCGATCGGTACCACCGGTTTTAATAAGATTGAACCGCGAGAATGCGCACAACAGCAAATGCAAGATGCGCTACGCGACGTCACTATATCTCTTGATGCTGCCGACTGGTTCGACATTGACGAACCGATCCATAGCGTGGTGCGTGTTGGCCTTAGCCCTAAAGCCCGCAGCCAGTATAAAGAAATGGAAAAAGAGATGTTTTTGCAGATTGGCGACCACGATATCGAAGCCATGAACGCAGCGTCTAAAACAATGAAGTGTTTACAGCTTGCCAGCGGCGCTATCTATACCGACGAGGCGGGCAACTGGACGGAGATACATGACGCCAAGCTGCAAGCGTTGGAAAGCATCATCGCCGAGGCCAGCGGTATGCCAGTTCTCGTCGCTTACCATTTCAAAAGCGACTTAGCCCGCCTGTTAAAAGCCTTTCCCAAAGGCCGCCATCTGGACGCAGACCCACAGACGCAGCGAGATTGGAACGCAGGATTAATACCCGTGCTATTCGCCCACCCCGCCAGCGCAGGCCACGGCCTTAATTTGCAAGACGGCGGCAACATTCTGGCGTTCTTCTCCCACTGGTGGGATCTGGAACAATACCAGCAAATTATTGAGCGTATCGGCCCTACCCGACAAGCACAGGCAGGCCACAAACGCCCGGTATGGATTTATCACATTATCGCCGAGGATACGGTAGACGAGCTGGTAAAAGAACGGCGGGATTCAAAACGCGAAGTACAAGACATTTTACTTGAGGCCATGAAAAAGAGGGGCTTACGATGATCACATGCGAACTGTTAACAATCGCGCGAGTAGAGAGGGTTGTCGGTTACGACCGTACAACCATCTACCTGAGAATCAAAGAAGGGACATTCCCAAAACCCGTTAAAGACGGACGCAACTCTCGTTGGACATCAACGGAGATTCAAGAATGGATCGATAACCTTATTGCGGAGCATAAGAAACAAGCAGACCAGTAA